GAGTGCAACGCACAAGCCGGCCGCGGCCTGATCCTCTCGGGCAAGCCTGGCACAGGCAAAAGCCACCTCGCCGGGGCCGTGCTGCAGTCGCAACTCAACCGCGATGTGTTGTACGCCACCTGCATGGACGTGATCCGCATGGTGCGCGAAACGTGGCGCCGCGACTCCGAAAAGTCCGAGCGTCAGGTGTTGGCCTACCTGGGCGGCCTTGACTTGTTGGTCATTGACGAGATGGGTGTGCAGTACGGCACCGACGGGGAGCAGACGGTTTTGTTCGACGTGCTTGATCGGCGTTACCGCGAGGTCAAGCCAACGATTCTGCTGACCAACCAAAACACCGATGGGCTCAAGGGCTACTTGGGTGAGCGCACCTTTGATCGCCTGCGTGAGACCTGCCGCGTGGTGAGTTTCGATTGGGAAAGCTACCGCCCTCAGGCGCGCAAGGAATCCAACCTATGACCCCCACAAAACCCGATTTCGAGCCCTGCACGCCGCATTGCCCACACGGTGACTGCGCCAACTGTGTGGGCGCGGCCCTGTTCCCCCGTTCGTGCGACGACAGCCCCTATGGCCGCGACGCGCGCAAAGCCCAGGCCCATGCGACGCTTGATCGCGTCAAGCGCGGTGCTGATGTGCACGAGTTGGCGATTGATGCGGCGCTGCGGGCGACGGGCGATCTCACCGACGCACCCGCCACCACGCGCGCGCATTTAGGAGCCGCAGCATGATCACCATCGGCATCGACCCAGGCTTAACCGGTGCAGTCGCATTCGTGGACAGCTACGGGACTTGCTCAATCGAAGACCTGCCCACGCTGCCGCTGCCCGGCACTGGCATGATCAAGCGCCGCATTGATGGCCGCGCCCTGGCCGAAATCGTGCGCCGCTTTGTGCCAGCCGGTGAGCGCGCGTTTGTCGTGATCGAGGACGTGCACGCCATGGGTGGCTCAGCGGTGCAGACGATGGGATCGATGATGCGTAGCGTGGGCGCGATTGAGACCGTGATCGAGATGCTGCGGCTGCCTATTCATCCGGTGTCGCCGCGCACGTGGAAGGCGCACTATGGGCTCAAGGCAGACAAGGCGGCGAGCCTGGACACTGCGCGGGCGCTGTATCCATCGGCACCGCTCAAGCTGGCCAAGCATCACAACCGGGCTGAGGCGCTGCTGATTGCGCACTACGGGTTGGAGTTTGCGTGATGAGCGGCGCAGCCCGCAACCAATGGCTTGACCGCCGCATTGCAGCGCCTGGGCCTTACCTGACCCTGTGTTTGACAGAGGCCCAGTTTGCCGCCGCATGCAAGCACATCAAAGTGGCGCCGCCGCAGTTCGTGAAAAACGAATGGTCCGATGCCACAGCGCACTATTTCGAGTCCCCGCGCGGCCTCACGGTTGTTGTCTGCCTGCGCGGCTGGCAGGGGCGCGACCCCATCGAGATAGCCGGCCTGCTTGTGCACGAGGCTGTGCACGTGTGGCAGGAGTACGCCGAACGCATTGGCGAGACCCACCCGGGACACGAGCAAGAGGCCTACGCCATCCAAGCGATTGCCCAGGAACTCATGGCCGAATTTGCGAGGCTCGCAGCGTGACCCTAACCCTCAAACCCAAAGGCCGTGGGCGCTGGCGCACGGTGACGATGCAAGTCGTCGGCAGTCGTGCCCAGCCCTTGCTGGTCAAAGCGGGCGAGTTGATCACGTTGGGCGGAATCGTGTTCCGCATTTGCAAGGTCGAAGCATGAGCACGCGCCACATCACCGGCTGCACGGGTAAGAAGTCTTTCCAGACCTTCACCCAGGCAGCCAAAGCGGCCAAGCGACTCAACCTGCGCGACCGCGGGCACACTGAGGCCTACCATTGCCTGCACTGCAATGATTTCCACATCGGCGAAGCCAGGAGTTACCGCCGCAGAGATGAGAGAAGGGGCTGACATGCCGCGCACGAACACCAAACTCAGCGCAAAGGAGTCGATTTTCATCGACGAGTACCTGATCGACAAGAATGGCTCACGAGCAGCCAGGGCGGCCGGATATTCGGAGGCGAACGCCCGGGCCACAGCCCACCTGATGCTCAAAAAGCCGCGCATTCAGACGGCCATCCAGGCGGCGTTGGATGAGCAAAAGAAGCGCACATTGATCGAGGCCGATCAGGTGCTCAAGGACATTGAGCGCATAGCAGGCAAGGCTGAGGCGGCCGGCGAGTTCAACGCCGCCCTCAAGGGCAAGGAGCTGCTCGGCAAGCACTACAAGCTGTTCACCGAGAAGCACGAGCACGGCGGCATCGGTGGCGGCCCACTGGTGATGCAGGTCACGCAGACGGACGAGAAGTTGTGAGCAGCTTCAAGCTCACCGAGCGCCAGGCCCTGGCCCAATGCGTTCTGGCCAGCGACGCCACTTGGCTGATGCTGTTCGGTGGTGGCCGCTCCGGTAAAACCTTCCTGCTGCTGCGCAACATCGTCATGCGCGCACTCAAGGCGCCCGGCTCGCGTCACTTGATCGTGCGCTACCGCTTCAAGCACATCAAGACATCGATCATCCTGGACACGTTCCCAAAGGTCATGCGCACTTGCTTCCCGGGCGTGCACTACGACCTGAGCAAGACAGACTGGTATGCGCGCCTACCTGGCGGCGCTGAAATCTGGTTCGCGGGCCTTGATGACAAAGAGCGCATGGAGAAGATCCTCGGCGCCGAGTACGTCACGATCTACGTCAATGAGGCAAGCCAAGTGCCGTGGGCCGGCGTGCAGATGCTGCTCACGCGCTTGGCGCAGCGCGTTATGCAGGTGCTGGAGGGGCGCGACCCGGCGCCCATGAAACTGCGCTTCTTGTTCGACTGCAACCCGCCCAGTAAGGCGCACTGGACGTTCAAGGTCTTCAAGCAAAAGCTCGACCCCGACACAAAGGAGGCGCTGCGCAGCCCGCAGAACTACGACAGTTTCTTGATGAACCCGACCGACAACGCCGCCAACCTATCGCCCGAGTACCTGGCCACGCTGGACGGCTTGAGCGAGCGGATGAAGCGCCGATTCCTGCGCGGCGAGTTCGCCGACGCCACGCCAAACGCATTGTTCGATGAGGCGGTGATTGATCGCTGGCGCGTGGCCGATGGCGACGACTTGCCGCAGTTTGTGCGCATTGTGGTGAGCGTGGACCCCTCTGGCGCCAGCGACGACGAGCAGAACGCGGACAACGACGAGATCGGCATCGTGGTCGATGCGCTGGGCACCGATGGCCGGGCTTATCTGCTCGAAGACATCACCATCAAAGGCGGGCCGAGCACCTGGGGCAGGGTGGCTGTCGAGGCCTACATTCGCCACCGCGCAGACTGCGTAGTGGGCGAAACCAACTTTGGCGGCGGGATGGTGCAATCGACCATTGCCGTGGCAGCCAAGACCGCAGAGGTGCGAGTGCCGTTCAAGAAGGTGACAGCCAGCCGCGGCAAGACGCAGCGCGCCGAGCCGTTCTCGGCCCTGTACGAAGATGGCAAGGTGCGCCACGTCGGCCTATTCCCCAAGTTGGAGGACGAGATGTGCGCATTCTCAACCGGCGGCTACACCGGCCCACGCTCACCCAATCGGGCGGACGCACACATCTGGGCTCTGGCTGAGCTGTTCCCGTCGATGACCAGGGCTGAGCCTGCGCCCGCGCCGGTTGTGACGCCGCTGCCTATGGTCAACCACTACGCAAGGAGATAGTCATGCAGCAAGAAGCAAGCACACCCCAGGAAGCTCATCGCCTCAATCTCGGCGACATGATGGAGCGCGCAAGACGGTCGGGCCCATGGTGGGCGGTTAGATACGACGCGATGATCAACGGCGCAGATTGCGCAGTGATCCCAACCGGATACTTGGTTGACGCTTTGGATGACGCCCAACTTGAGCCGCTGCGCGCCGAGGCTCGCGCGGCATTCGGCAAAATGGCACGTTACGCGCACCAATGAGCGCCACCACCAAAGGACTGACATGCAAGAATTGATCGGCAAAGAATGCCAATGCGTCTTCAACTTGCCCGCCTCCGATTGGCCAATATCCGGATATCCGGCGTGGGTCATTGTCGACGCGGTTGAAATGCCCATGATCAAGATGCGCAGCACATATGCAGGCAAGCCGATCTGGGTCAATGCGTCGATCATCAAGTCGATTCAGGGGAGCGTGTGATGCTCTACACCCCGTCTGCAGTAGCGCCAACCGGCGTGCCCCGCTAAACTGCGCACCGGGGCGTGGGCTGCAGCAGCCTCGTAGCAATACGAGCGCCCGCCCCAACTAATTCGGCCCATCGGCCCGCTGAGTACCTGAGTCGCCAGCAACTCATCACACCCACATCGGGACTGATGACCATGGCCCAGACCAAAGAGCAGCGACTCGCCAAGATCCACGACGAAGCCCTGCAGGAGTTCGACCGCATCCAGACGGCGCTGCGCGACGAGCGCTTGCAATGCCTGCAGGATCGGCGCTTTTACTCAATCGCTGGCGCCCAATGGGAAGGCCCGTTCGGCGATCAGTTCGAGAACAAGCCGCGCTTCGAGTTCAACAAAGTGCACCTCTCGGTTATTCGGATCATCAACGAGTACCGAAACAATCGCATCACGGTGGACTTCACACCCAAGGACGGCACCACCGACAGCGACCTGGCCGACACCTGCGCCGGCCTGTACCGCGCCGACGAGCAAGACTCAGGCGCCCAGGAGGCCTATGACAACGCCTTTGAGGAAGGCGTGGGTGGTGGCTTCGGTGCATTGCGCCTGCGCGCGACGTATGAGGACGAGGACGACGACGACAACGACCAGCAGCGCATTGCCATAGAGCCCATCTTCGATGCTGACTCGTCCGTGTTCTACGACCTCGATGCCAAGCGCCAGGACAAGAGCGACGCCACGCGCTGCTTTGTGATCTCGTCCATGACGCCCCAGGCGTTTGAGCAGGAGTACAGCCACTCACCCTCAACCTGGCCCAAGACCGTGCATCAGCGCCAGTTTGACTGGTCAACTCCTGATGTGGTCTATGTGGCCGAGTACTACCGGATCGAGGAAACAACCGAGCTGATCCACGTCTTTCGCGGGCTCGATGATGAGGACATGATGGTCCCCGACTCCGAGTTGCAGGAGGACGAGGACAAGCTGCACACCTTGCAGGCCACCGGCTTCCGAGAGGTGCGGCAAAAGCGCATCAAGCGCCGCCGCGTGCACAAATACATCCTCTCGGGCCTGCAGGTCGAACGCGACGAGGGCCTGATCGCGGGAAAGCACATCCCCGTCATTCCGTTTTACGGCAAGCGCTGGTTTGTGGACAACGTCGAGCGCTGTATGGGCCATGTGCGCCTGGCCAAAGATGCGCAGCGCCTGATGAATGCCCTGCTGTCGTGGCTGACTGAGATAGCCGCGCGCTTCGACACCGAAAAGCCCATCCTCACGCCAGAGCAGATCGTGGGTCACGCAACGATGTGGGCCGAGGACAATGTCCGGCGCTTCCCTTACCTGCTGATCAACCCCATGCGCGACGCGGACGGCAACCCGCAGCCGGCCGGGCCGATTGGCTACACCAAAGCGCCCAACGTGCCGCCCGCCATGGCTGCGCTCATTCAGATCGCCAGCCAGGCTCTGGATGATCTGCTAGGCAACCAGCAGGCGGGCGAGCAGATGCAGCCCAATATCTCAGGCAAGGCAGTGGAGCTCATCCAGAACCGCCTGGACATGCAAGTTTTCATCTACATGAGTAACTTCGCAAAAACCGTCAAGCGCGTGGGCGAAGTGTGGCTGTCAATGAAGAAGGATGTGACACCCGAGCAAGAGCGGCGCATGAAGACCATGTCGAGCGATGGCGAGGTCGATTCGGTCGTGATGAAGCAGCCTACCTACGACCCAAAGACGGGCGAGCAGGGCTTCAAGAATGACCTGGACGATGCCAAGTTCGACGTGTGGGTCGATGTTGGTCCGAGCTCAAGCAGCAAGCGTGCATCAACCGTTCGCGCGCTCACCGGCATTGCCCAGATCACGCAAGACCCCGAGATGCTGCAGGTTCTGACCTCGGCCAGCATTATGAACATGGAGGGCGAAGGCATCCAAGAATTGCGCGACTTCTGCCGTGCGCGCCTGGTGCGCATGGGCGTGGTCAAGCCGACAGAGGAAGAAAAGCAGCAACTCGCCGCCGAGCAGCAAGGCCAGCAACCCGATCCGCAGTCGCAATACCTGCTGGCCGCCGCCGAGCAAGCCCAGGCAGACGCGGCACTGGGCCGCGCCAAGACGGTGGACGCCGTGGCCTCCGCAGACCTCAAGCGAGCCCAGACAGCCAAGGCGCTAGCCGACACCATGGGCGCGCACAACGAGCAGCAAATCGCCAGCGCGCAGGCTCTGCAGGCCATGCTGAACCCTCAAATACCGCCCTCTCAAGTGCAAAACATTTGAACTAAAACGGCTTGACAGTTGAAAAATATTGAACTATCGGCGATGATTTGCCCCCAGGACAACACCTGAGACACACCCCATGGCAAACCTTGGCACTGACGACGAAACGGATGCGACCGCAACGCTGCCTGACGGCGCTGTGATCGACCCCATCGACCCGCCCACATCTGATGATGGCGAGGTCGGCGAGGTTGTCGGTGAGGCCCATGAGGTTGATTCCGGCAGTGCCGCCGACGACGGCGACGAGGTTGTCATCACCATCGGCGATGAGGCCCCACCCGCCGAGGATGAGGAAATCGCCCGCGCCCCGGCTTGGGTGCGTGAGTTGCGCAAGAGCGACCGCGAGAAGACCCGCAAGCTGCGCGAGTACGAGGGCGAGATTGCGCGTCTCAAGGGTGGCGCTGGCGCACAGCCTGCAGCCGTCACGCTGGGCCCTGAGCCCTCAATGGATGACCCGGACATTGACTACGACGCCGACAAGTTCAAGGCCAAGTACGCCGCCTGGCTGAACACCAAGGCCGAGGGCGACCGCCAAAAGGCCGAGCGCGAAAAGGCCCAAGAGGCTGACCGCGCAGCATGGCAAGGCCGCCTTGAAACCTACGCCAAAGCCAAGACGCAACTCAAGGTCAAGGACTTTGACGACGCCGAATCGACCGCACAGGATGCGCTGTCGGTCACGCAGCAAGGCGTGATCCTCAGTGGCGCCGAGAACCCTGCGCTGGTGGTCTACGCCCTGGGCAAGAACCCCAAGAAGGCCAAGGAGCTGGCGGCCATTACCGACCCGGTCAAGTTCGCTTTTGCCGTCGCCAAACTGGAGACTCAATTGAAAGTCACCCCCCGCAAATCCGCCCCTCCACCCGAGCGCGTCATCAAGGGTTCAGCCTTGGCCGCTGGCGCAGTGGATTCGACCCTCGACCGCCTCTATGCCGAGGCAGCCAAGACCGGCGACCTGACCAAGGTCAACAAGTACAAGCGCGACAAGCGCGCCGCGCAGGCTGCATAAAGCCTTGCGCAACCGGTGAGGCGCCCACCTATGGCGCCAGGTTTCGCCCACCTCAACGGGTAGTGACAGAGGCCCCCGTCCGGCCCCAAGCGGATGAGTCAAGCAGCGCGGCACCAAGCCGCAAACCGCCACTCATTTGCAAGGAGCCATCATGGCCAACAGCTTTTCCAAAGAGGAAATTGTCGTCTTCGACAAGGTCTTCACCGCCTTCAACGACGGTCTGTGCGTCTCTCGCCTGTTCAACAACTACTCTGTTGACAACACCCTGGCCGAACGCGCTGGCAACACCGTATGGCGCCCGATGCCGTACATCGCCCAGTCCTTCACGGGCCTGGACCAGTCGGCCAACTTCAGCCGCAACTACACGCAGTTGAGCGTCCCCACCTCGCTTGGTTACTCGCACTCTGTACCGTTGACCCTGTCGGCGACCGAGTTGCGCGACCTGCTGCAAAAAGACCGCCTGGGCTTGGCCGCCATGCAGCGCCTGGCCTCGGACATCAATGTCGATTGCTCCAACCTGGCCGCCCTGACCGGCTCCGTGGTCGTTAAGCGCACGTCTGCCGCCTCGGGATTTGATGACGTGGCCCAGATCGACAACATCTTCAACCGCCTGGGCGTGCCCATGGACGACCGCAAGGCGTTGTTCTCGTCGGCTGACTACAACTCGATGGCCTCGGGCCTGGCTGGCCGGGTGCTGGATAACAGCAAGTCGGTCGATGCTTTGGAGCGTGCGTTGGTGGGCCGCCTGGCCAACTTCGACACGTACAAGCTGGACTACGCTTACCGCCTGACTGCCGCTGCCGGCGTGACGGTGACCATCAACGGCGCAAGCCAGTACTACACCCCCAAGGCCACGAGCACGGCCGCAACGGGCGAAGTGCAGAACGTGGACAACCGCTTCCAGACCATCACCATCGCGGTGACCTCTGGCACGGTCAAGGTGGGCGACGCCTTCACCATCGCCGGCGTCAACGAGGTGCACCACATCACCAAGGCCGACACCGGCAACTTGAAGACCTTCCGCGTGGCGGCCATCGTCACGGGCGGCGGCGGCTCCGGCACCGTCCAGATCACGCCCCCGATCATCTCGGGCACCGGCGGCACCGACCCCGAGTTGCAGTACAAGAACGTGACCGCAGCACCCGCCAACGGCGCAGCCATCACATGGCTCAACACCGTCTCGGCCGCAGCCAATCCGTTCTGGCAGGGCGACTGTTTCGAGATCATGCCCGGCCAGTACCTGCCGGACGAGAACTCCAGCCTGCCCACGCTGCGCGCTGCCACCGACCAAGGCGTCACGGTGCTGATGACTCGCCAGGGCGCCATCGGCGACCTGTCCACCAAGTACCGCTGGGACGTGTTCTATGGCCTGATCAACAAGCAGCCCCAGATGAGCGGCATCGAGTTGTTCTCACAGACGTAAACGGGTGTCTCCTCCCTAGCCCGAAAGGCCAGGGCTTCGCTCGCCATTGCTCAAACAGTGGCGGGCGTTTTTCCAGATCACGGAGAAGCAGCAATGACGACGATGCTCTACAAGTGCCCCGGTTCCCATGCGATCCACGGCGGCCACTTCGACTACACGATTGTCGAAGACGACCAGATCGAGGCAACCCTCGCCGATGGCTGGCACCTGACCACACCCGCAGCTCTGGCGGCCCACCAAGCGGCCCTGGACGCTGCCAAGGCCAAGCAAGAAGCCGAAGCCGAAGCGCAAACCTCCGCAGCCATGGCGGACGCCACCAAGCCGCCCACGCGCGAAGAAATGGAGCATATGGCCACTGCACTGGGCCTGCCATTCGATGGCCGCACGGGCGACAAGAAGCTGGCGGCCATGATCGCCGACGCGTCTTCGCCCGCCGCTGATGCGCCCCAGGCCTAAGCTATGACCACGAAGCACCAACTCGTCGCGGACGCATTCGGCGAGCTGGCGCTTGCCGTGAACGATTTCGATATCACCCCCGAGGAAGAAGCCCAAGCCCTACGCCGTCTTGAAACGCTCATGGCCACGTGGGCAAGCCAAGGCATCCGCGTGGGCTACGTGTTCGGCTCCGACCTTGATGCTGAGTCAGGCCTGCCGCTGGTCGCCGATGAGGCCGTCTACATGGCGCTCGCTGTGCGCCTGGCGGCGGGCAAGGGCAAGCAGTTGCCACCCAACACGCTGCGCAACGCCAAAGCCGCCTATGACGCGCTGATCTCAGCCATTGCGCGAGACCAAGTGCAGCAGCAACAACTCGCCTCGGGCACTCCGCGCGGCGCTGGCCGCAAAGCCTGGCGCACGCTCAATCAACCCTACGTCACAGCCCCCAACATCGACCCATTGCAAGTGTCGGCGGATGGCGGGCTTGATCTGCTCGGTAACTGACCCATGGCCATCGACAAACTATCCAAGGTCACGGCGCTGGGCTCCAGCGACCTGCTGGCCTTGTTCTCCGGCGCGCTTGGCGCCGATGCTGCGGTGACGCTATCCACCCTGGTAGCGTGGCTGCAAAGCCAACTCACCGACGGCTCGGGCGGCCTTGTCTCGCAGTACGCATCGCCCAACGCCTCGGGCGCCACGATCACGGTCAACCCGCCGACCACGGGCGCCAGCGTCTTCCTGCTGCTCACGCCGCTTGCGGCTTATGCGGCGACCACGATCACGCTGCCCGCTCAGGCCCTATGCGTGCACGGCCAGGAGGTGCTGATCACGTGCACCCAGGCGGTCACCACGCTCACGACATCCGGCAACGGCGCGAGCGTCAACGGCGCACCTTCCGCGCTCTCAGCAAACAGCTTTTTCCGCTTGCGCTACGACGGGGTAAACGCCTCGTGGTACCGCGTGGGCTAAGGGGTAGAACATGGCAACTATCGCAGCAGGCGCATCCACCACTGTCACAGTGCCCGCCAAACAGGTGCTGACCACGGTTGGCCAGGGCACCGCAGTCATGGGCCCAGGGCAAGGCGCTGGCGTACCCAATGGGCTCATCAACACCGAGGTGCTTGGCCCCTTCCCGGTAGATCGCATCGTCTACCTGAGCGCCAATGCTGGCACGTCGCTGGATTACTCGGTGGCGCTGCCTGCTTCGGCCTCCCCCACATCCTCAAGCAGCCTGAGTGCGCCCGTTAAAACATGCGCGCTGGCATTCATCGAGCAGTCAAATGGGGCGGGGCAAACGACGCGCACACGCGCCGACACTACGCCGGTTTTCTACAACGCCCCGGCGCAGGGCTTGTTTGAGCCTTTCAGTACAACCCCAGAAGGTCGTGGCTCGTACATGACACCTGTGCTGGAATTGCTTGCCAAAAACGACAACGTTCGCGTGGGTTATGGAAACTTCTCACTGGGCGGTATGTCCTTCGTTAAGCAAGCCTGTGGCTTTGCACTGGCATGGGCTTCCGGACGACAGGTGTATGCTGAGCGTGCGTCTATCGGCGTAGGTGACCCCGGGTACAAGGGCGATCACATTATCTCATCTGGAAAATGGTTTAAGTGCATTGTAGGTGGGCGTTCTCTGTCCTTCCTAAATGACCCGAAAGGCGTATCCTTTAATGGAGCGACAATCTACACGCTGAATATGATCAGCCTAGAGGGAACGGCCACAGCCGGGCTGCCATCTTTCGGTATGGTAACTGGTGCGGTTATCCCAGCGGCCTTCGCCACAGCAAACGTCGGGGACGTGATAGCGGAAAACGCCCAAGCTGGGAACACATCCCCCGTTGTCTGGAAGTGCGTGTCAACAACGGCTGACGCTTCCTTCGACAACAATGTGCATGTGATGGCCCCAGGAGATCCCTGCTTTGACCCATGCTTCGCACTACAGCGTGCCCGCGATTGGCTGCTT